ACATCCCGGATGATGCGGATTGCAGACTGGCGGCAAGGGTTGCCGGAATACATGGAGGCGAAAGAGCCGTGAATGACGCGCCATGCCGCGACTGCGCGAGCCGCGAAGTCGGCTGTCACGCGGGATGCGAGAGATACAAGGCGTATGCCGACAGACGGAAGACGGCGCTGGAAAACCGATACACGGCTTGCATAGAAGGCACAGGCAAAAAGCGCAGTCACGAGCGCTGGTTGAAGTTTCAGCGAAAGGCGCAAAAAGGAGGTTAATAATGCAGTTGACAGAAGCGGACAAGCGAACGCTGCTTGATACGCGAAAAAAGCATAAAGCGTATGTGAGGACGGAGGAAGCCTACGAAGAAGAGAAAGCCGCCTATCTGACGGCGCAAAAGCTCACGGGTATGCCGTCCGGCTCGTCCAGCGGTGCAGGGCTTGAGGCCTATGTCATGCGGCGTGACAAGGCTTTCGAGGCGCTGCAAGCCGCAAACATGGCTTATCTTACGGCAATTTCAGCGGCGCTTGAGGTGATCGACAAGATTGTGCTGCAAATTGAAACACTTGAGAAGGTCAGTCGAGTGCGAGAGTTTTGCAAGGCGTATTTTATCGAGGGATTGTCCGTCACTGAGGCGACGGCGCGTCAAGGGTTGGCTGAAAGCACGGGCTGGGCGTACAAGAGGGAGATTATAGGCGACTTGCAGTAGACTTATAGAGCGGTCGGAGCTACACATAGAGTGCGACCGTGTGCTAACATTAAACTCAGCGGAGAGCGCAAAGCGCAGGACGCTGGCAAAAAATCAGCAGCAAAGCCGCGGCGAACGTCACGGCTTTTGTTTTGGGGTGAGTTGCGCTTTACCTCCGGCGCAGATCGGGACGCAACGCAACAGGGACGCAGAGTGGGAGCGGCGTTGCTTATGCTGATTCAGGAGGATGTGCAGGGGAGGGTTTGCGGCATGGGAAAAAAGCAAGCTCAAAAAAACAGTCTTGATATCGCGTTTGACAGCGCGATTGACTTTGAACTCGACTTCGACCTTGACGATTTCGATCTGACGCTTGGAGAAGAAAACGAAGACGAGGGAGGATTCAAAACGCGAATCATGCGCCCGAAGATGAACGTGAAAAACGTTTCGCACAAGGTCGTCTATCGGAACGCTGAAAAGCTGGCGGAGAAAATCGACCTGACGGAAGGGGCAAGAACATTCGCGTGGGTGTCTGGCGATTTCATCTTCGGCGATCTTCTGGAAGCGCTGATAATGAAAAAGCACATCAGCCCGAAAAAAATATATATTTGTTCATTGGGAATGTCCCAAGACAACATCGACAGTCTTCGGAATATCATCGAGTGGACGGATTTGGAGCAGCTTACAATCTTGCTTTCCGGCTATTTCTATTCTCACGAAAAAGAGCGCCTTATCCCGTATATGTACAAGGAGCTTGACGTTGGCGACAAAACGCAAGTCGCCTTCTCAAACTACCACTGCAAAATCATCACCGTTGAAACGTTTCCGGGGCATTTCTTTACGATTCACGGGAGCGCAAACATGCGCTCGTCAAACTCGATTGAGCAAATCGTCATCGAGGAGGGCGAAGAGCTGTACCGATTCAACGCCGATATCATGGATGAGCAAGCGAGGCTGTACGGCACGATCAATCACAACGTACCACAAAACTATTACATCAGGAGGGGATGCAGCATGGCAAGCGGTTCGGGAAAGTTCGCAAAGATAAACAAGCTCAGATCGTCCACGGCGGCGAGCAGGCGCAGGACAAAGCGCTCAAAGGCTGAAAAAGCGTGGACTGGCGATCTGCCGTTCTAACGCCCGATAAGGAGGAATCGGAATGCCGCGTGGGGTGCACCCGAACAGCCTTGCAAATCTGAAACGCGGTAAACGATTCGGGAACGGCGACGATTCGGCGACGATTGACGCAAGCAGGAGTGGAAAGAACGGCACGAAAAAGCAGCGAGAGAAAAAGACGCTTGCCGAGTGCATGAGCTTGATTCTCGAAGCGTCGGTAAAAAACGAAGAGCTTAAAGATAAGATGAGCGAAATCCTTGACATCGAAGACGATGACAAGACATACGGTATGGCGCTGATGATTGCAATGTTCCAGCGCGGAATGAAGGGCGATGTCTCAGCGTCGAAGTTCGCGGCTGAGCTTGCGAACAGCAAGAGCGACGCTGAGAAGCAGCTCGACCATGTGCGGGAAATTATGAAGCGGCTCGACGCAGAATCAGGAGCGCCAAATGCTCAGTAAAAAGCAGCGCGAATACAGGCGCGAAGCAACGGCTACATGGAACATCAAAATCGGCGCGACGCGCTCAGGCAAGACATACGGCGATTATTTCATTCTGCCGAAGCGGCTGATCGAGGGCGAAGGAAAACCGGGGCTTAACGTCATCCTCGGAAACACACGCGGAACGATACAGCGAAATATCATTGACCCCATGCAGGAGATATGGGGCACAGATATGATCTCCGACATTAAAAGCGACAACACGGCGGTTCTGTTCGGTCAGCGCGTCTATTGTCTGGGCGCGGATAACGCAAAGCATGTTGACCGCTTGCGCGGACAAAGCGTCAAATATTGTTACGGCGACGAGGTCGTTACATGGTCGGAATCCGTCTTCGCGATGCTTCAATCGCGTCTGGACAAGCCATACAGTCTCTTTGACGGAACGTGCAACCCGGAAGGCCCGAATCACTGGTTCAAGCAGCGGCTCGACAAAGCTGGCGCTGATTGGTACATACAGCAATACACGATTGATGACAACCCTTTCCTTGACAAGCGCGTAAAGGAGCGTATGAAGAAGGATTTCGAGGGTACTGTCTACTATGACCGATACATATTAGGGCGCTGGGCGCAAGCCGAAGGCATGATCTACCCCGGTTATTCCTCGGCGCTCGAAACACCGTTCACGCCGCCGCGCTGGCGTGACGTTTTTATTTCCATCGACTACGGCACACAAAACGCCTTCGCTGCTCTGCTATGGGGCAAAAGCGAGGGCGTTTGGCATATTTTCCGGGAATATCGTTACTCAGGACGCGATACGCAGGTGCAAAAGACCGACGAGGACTATGTGCGCGACATGGAGCGGTTTGTCAGCGAGAGTCTGCCGGAAGACCAGCAGCGCGGCGTGATGACAATCATTGACCCTTCGGCCGCGTCGTTCATCGCGGCGCTCAGACGCTCACGGCTTGCCTTCCGTGTACGCAAGGCAGATAACGACGTGCTGGATGGCATCCGCGACGTTGCGGTTTGCATGCAGCGCGGCGACGTGCGGATTTTCGACAATCTACCGGAGCTGCGCAAGGAGTTTGACGGCTATGTTTGGGATGACAAAGCGGACGACAAGCCAATCAAGGTCAACGATCACTTAATGGACGCGCTGCGATACGGAGTGCGCACCATGCGGCTGGTCAAACCGAAGGAAGAGTATAAAAGCCCATTTTTCGCATAAGGAGGTGATGGCGTTGCTGACGTGGCAGGATTTCCCGACGGACGAGGATAACATCCCCGATTTCATCTCGCAGATGATTGCGGAGCACGAACAAAACGAAGCGGTTGAAATGGCGCGGACAGCTAACCTGTACGACCATCAGAGAAACAAAACCATTAATGAATATGTGAAGAAAATCTATTCATCTGCTGGGGTATCGGTGCAAAACTATGTTGCGTCAAACAACAAGATCGCGTCAAATTTCTTCCGGAGGTTGAATACGCAGCGCTGTGCCTACTCGCTGGGCAACGGCGTGACCTTTGCAAGTGACAAAGACACCGATGGAAAAGTGAAGCAGGACGGCGGGACTAAAGCAAAGCTGGGTAAGACGTTTGATACTGAGTTATACAGAGCTGGATATCTGGCACTGATTCACGGTGTCAGTTTCGTGTTTTTCAACTTTGACCACATCCACGTCTTCCCACTGACTGAGTTTGTGCCGTTGTGGGACGAGAATGACGGCACACTGCGCGCCGGTCTGCGGTACTGGTGCATTGACGGCACCAAGCCGACGATTGCCGTGCTGTACACCGAAGACGGTTACAGGCGGTTTAAATCAAAATCTGGGTATGCGCGATTTGAGAAAGATGGAGATCTGCGTGCATACAAGCAGACCGTCTCGAAAGCGCCTGCCGATGCAGAGCCGGAGGTTATCGCCGAGGAAAATTACAGTCGCCTGCCGATTGTCCCGCTGTGGGGAAGTCGATTGCATCAGTCGACGCTTGTCGGTTTGCAGCAGAGCATTGACAGCTATGATCTGATTCGGTCTGGATTTGCAAACGATTTGCAGGACTGCGCGCAAATCTATTGGATTCTTGAAAACTATGGCGGTATGGATGACGAGGATTTGCAGAAATTCCGCGACCAAATCCTCTTACAGCATATCGCAGTCGCAGATACGCGCGATGGCGGCGGTATCAAGCCGTATACGCAAGACGTACCGTATGCTGCGCGGACGGCGTATTTGCAGACCATCAGGCAGGATATCTACGAGGATTTCGGTGGGTTTGACGCCAAAGCGATTTCCGCGTCTAACCAGACTGCGACGGCGATTAACTCCGCGTATCAACCACTTGACGAGAACGCGGATGACTTTGAAAATCAGCTCGAATCCTGCATTCGGTCGATTCTGGGATTAATCGGCATTGATGATGTCCCCATTTTCAAGCGAAACCGCATCAGCAACCAGCTTGAACAGGTACAAATGCTGATGCTCGAAGCGACGTATCTTGACAGACAGACGATCCTTGAGAATCTGCCGAACATCTACATCGACAAAGTGCCGGAGATCATGGCGCGGCTGGACGAGGAAACGGAAGGGCGGTTTGTGCGCGAGGAGGAAGCTGATGAATAGTCGTCTTTATGAGAATCTGCGGCACTGGATACCCGGAAATGACGAAACCGAAGGAAAATTTGGAATCCCGCGTATTCATCCCGGCTTTTTGCCGGAAGAAATTGAAGCGTGGTTGCCATTTAATGACCTGTCGCGCAAATTGACAAAGACCGAAGCGGTTCAAATGTATGTTGATGATTACCGAATTGAGCGTCTATGGAATGCGCCTACAAAGTATCTGGGTGGATTGCGCAATTCGGCGGCTGTTCTGTCGCCTGATTTTTCAATTTATGCGGACGTTCCACAAGCGCTGGGGATATACAACCACTATCGCAAACACTGGCTTGGTGCATTTTGGCAGCTGAACGGAATTAACGTTATACCAACAATTTGTTGGGGCGATGATAAAACGTTTGACTGGTGCTTTGATGGTGAACCCCACAACGCCATTGTCAGCGTATCGAGCGTGGGCACACAACGCGGTCTAGAGACAAAAGCGGCGTTTATGCGCGGATATGATGCAACGTTAGAACGCCTCAATCCATCCGGCATCATTTTCTTCGGCAACGTCCCGGCGGAAGCGCGTGGAAATATCATCCATGTTGATACATTCTATAAGCGTTTCGAGCAAAGGAGGGAAGAACGTGCTAGAAATCAATCTTGAGATGTTTGGAGGGCGCGGCGGCGGTTCCGGCGGTGGAGGCGGTGCAGGCTATGTGAAAGGGTCGAACGACGGAGCACTCGTAAAAGCAAAAAAGCAGATTATCGAGGGAACTTTTCGCGAGGCAAGAGGCTGGGGCGGCAGCTATCACAAAGAGGAAGTCCTTGAAGCCACGACTGACGGGAAAGGAAACTTGACGTTCTCATACGCTCAGCCAGTAACGCGCACGAAAACAGCCAAAACAAACAGAACGCAATATCTAACATACGAAGTCGCACATGGCGCGCTTGATGGAAAAACTTTCGGAATTAACTGGTCGAAGGTGAACTCTATCAGCGGGCAAACTTACAATTTGCGAGCAGAAGCTAAGGCGAACGGGCTGTCTTGGGATGGAGTAAACAAACGTTGGCGCAGAAAATAGGGGTGACGGCACTTGACAGATCAGGCGGTTCGATGGACTGACAAGCAAATCGAAGAGCTAGAGCGGCGCATCCGCGACGTGTACACCGATGCGGCGGCTGATATCCAGCGAAAACTTGACAAGTTCATCGCAAAGTTCCGCAGAGACGACAAAAAGTATCGCGCACAGCTCGAAGCGGGAGATATCACGCAAGAGACGTACCGAGATTGGCTGGCGGGGCAAGTGTTTCAAGGGAAACGCTGGCGGCAGATGCTTGCCAACATGACGGAAACGCTGACGCACAGCAACGAGCTTGCCATGCAGATCATCAACGACACGACCCCGGAAGCGTTTGCCTATAATGCCAACTGGTCGAGCTATATGCTTGAAAAGGGCGCACGGATAAACATGGGCTTTGAGCTGTACGACGCATCGACCGTCAAGCAGCTTATCCGCGACCAGCCCGACCTTCTGCCGCCGTCAAAGGTGGATATACCAGCAGAAAAGCGGTGGAATCATACGCAGATCACGCAGCAGATCACACAGGGCATCATACAAGGCGAACCGCTTGAGACAGTCGTGAAGCGATTGCAGCGCGTGACGACAGCGAACGAGGTCAGCGCAAGGCGACACGCAAGAACCGCGATGACCTACGCACAGAATGCGGGACGCATCGAAAGCTATCATCAGGCGGCGAAGCTGGGTATCAAGCTGCAAAAGGAGTGGCGGGCGACGCTGGACAACCACACGCGCCACTCTCACGCCATGCTTGACGGACAGCGCGTAGACGTAGACAAGCCGTTTCAAAGCGAGCTGGGCGAGATCATGTGTCCGGGCGACCCCAACGCAAGACCCGCGAACGTGTACAACTGCCGGTGTGCGCTCGTGTCGTACAATCCCAAATACCCGCCGCGAAATGAGACGCGGCTCGACAACATCACCCGCGAAACGATACCGTTCAAAACCTATGCGGAGTGGGCGAGATGGAAGGAGACGCACAATGGCGGGAAATCTGATCGACAACAGCGCGGCGTTTCTGGCAGAGCTGGAACGCGCAAAGGCGCGGGCGCTTGAGACCATCGGTCAGAAAGCTGAAACATATGCAAAGGACAAGTGTCCAACCGGCACAGAGGAAAGCACGGGAAAGAAAGGGTATATCGGCGGAACACTTAAAAACAGCATCACTCACAGGGTTGATGACGACGTGGTGAGCGTGGGAAGCAACGTCGAATATGCACCGTATGTTGAACTGGGCACGGGTCCGCATTTTGAAGCGCCGCCTGAATGGGAGCAGTTCACAACGACGCGAGGAAGCGGAATAGGTAAATCGTTTATGCGACCGCACCGCTACCTGAGACCCGCGATTGAAGATCACCGAGAAGAATACAAGGAAATCATGCGAGACGAGCTGTCAGGAGGTTAAAATGGGGCTTATCAAGTGGTTCAGGCGCGAGAAAATCCGCCGGGGAGCGCGAAAAGAGATCAAACATGCGCGAGAATCCGCGGCCGGCACAAGGCAAGGTCAACGCGCACTGGCGCGGAAGATCGAGAAAATCAGGGCAAAGGCAAACAAGGAAATTGACAAGCACCGCTGAGAGCAGCGGTTTTTCCTTTGGCAAAAACGGCAAAGTACCGCCGTTTGCATATAAAGCGAAGGGCGAAGAACGGCCCCCGAAGTAAAGGAGCGTAAACATGGCATTTACCAGAAAATTTCTTAAGGCGCTTGGTCTGACCGAGGAACAGGTTGACAGCGTAGTTGAGGCGCACACGGAAACCGTTGACGGGCTGAAAAGCCAGATGGCGGGCTACAAAGCCGACGCTGAGAAGCTGAAAGACGTTCAGAAGGAGTTGAACGATCTGAAAGCCAAAGGCGGCGGAGAGGATTACAAAAGCAAGTATGACAGCGAGCACGCGGCTTTTGAGAAGTACAAGAACGACCAGAACGCCAAAGAATCGGCGGCACTGGCCGAGCGACTGTACCGGGAGCAGCTTAACGCGCTGGGCATCACTGGGAAGCGAGCTGACAGCATTGTACGATTGACCGATCTTTCCGCCGTGAAGGTTAAAGACGGCAAGCTGGAAGACGCTGACGGCGTGAAGAAGGGCATCCAGACCGACTATGCGGATTTCATCCCAAACACCAATACGCACGGCGCGAATGTGGATAATCCGCCCGACAACAACGGCAGCAGCGGGGCATCCAGCCGCGCGGCACAGGTTGCTAAGGATTATTACGCCGCGATTTATGGCGCGGCAGAAGGAGCGAAAAAATGAGCTTTATCAAAGCTGAAAACGGCGCGGTTTACGCGCCTGGTTATTTTCTGGTTCATTCCGAAGACGTAACGCGGGAGACTTGCACGGTCAAGGCAGACCACGAGAACGTCAAAACCGCCGCAAACGGCGGCAAGTATGTTCCGGCGGGGTCTGTCATCCCGGCGAATGACACAACGGCGGTCGGCATCCTGTATGAGGATGTGGACGTGTCCAGCGGCGACATGCCGGGGTCTGTCGTTACGCGCGGAGCTGTCTATGAGGACAAGATTTCTCCGGCGGTTGATACGGCTGCAAAGACGGCGCTGAAAGGCATCACCTTTGTTGCCACTGCCCCGGCGATCACGCGCCCGTACTGAAAGAGGTGAAGAAAATGGCTGAAATGTTTGAAAACAACATCCTGGGTTTTATCCCGCAGAAAGACTGGCTGAACATCCCGTTCCAGGTTACCCGCCCGAACGACCCGATTGACGGTCTGTTCGGCGACACGCGAACCGCGAATCTGGTAGCCTACTGGCAGAGCATCGCGGCGCAGTATCAGATCCCCGTCATGGCGCAGTTCCACGGCTTTGATACCGAAGCACGAACGACCTTCCGCGTTCCGGTCGATACGCACAACATTGAAAAGGGTCTGATTAAGGTCAAAATCAATCAGTCCGAGCGCATGCGCGCTCTTCTGCGAAGCGGTGTGCAGCAGAATGACATGTACGATTATGTCATTCGTGATGGCATCAACCTGTCGGAGCAGGTCGTGACGCGCACGAAGGTTGCCAAGAACGAGATGCTGGCAACGGGCAAGGTAACGATCAAAGAGAATAACCTCGACCTGACCGTTGATTACGGCGTGCCGTCCGGGCAGACCTCCAAGACGCTTGATCTGTCCGAGAGCGCTAACGTGCCGAAACTGCTGCAAGCGCTGATCGATGAGGCGACCGACAATGGCGTGACGCTGACTGGCATTTACACCAGCAAGGCGAACATCACCAAAATGCGCAGCAATGCGGCGATTCAGAAGGCTGTGAACGGCAACGTTGGCGCTGGCGCGCTTGTCCGCGCGGATGCTTTCAACGCCTATCTCAATGAGGAGTTTGGCATTCAGCGCGTTATCGCGAACGATTTGACCTACGCGGTCGAAAATGGCGTCGGCACGAATGGCCGCCCGAACAGAACGACAAAGCGCTACTACCCGAAAGATAAGATCACACTCTTCGCGGCGAATCCTGCTGGTCGTCTGGGCGAGGGTCTGTGGGGCGACCCGCCGGAGACTGATGCGGGTGCGTTTATGCAGGTCGGCACGAGCGGCGTAAGCCCGTATGTCTACGTTTCGCAGTGGATGGAGCAGGACCCGGCGGTGCTATGGACGAAGGCAAGCGCGCTCTTTATGCCGGTGCTTTACAATCCGAACAGCCTGTATATCGCGTCTGTGACGGGGGAATAACGGAGCTGTCCGAAACGCCTACGCTTCAAAACGCCAATCTTGGCGGCATGACAAAGGCTGAATTGCTGGCGTATGCCGCTGAGAAGGGCGTTGAGGGTGTCGGCAGCTCGATGAACAAGGCGGATATCGTGGCGGCGATCAAAGCCGCAGAAACGGAGCAAACCAATGCTTGAAGCGGTTTTGACGTATCTGCATAACTGGTTTCCCGTCAGGCGTGACGCTGGGACGTTCACCGTCGCTTCCGACATCCCTGACGTTGACTTTCTGAAACCGGGACAGTATTACCGCATTAAGGGCAGCGTGTTTTCCGACGGGTTGCACGTCTACCAGAGCGGCGAGACACTGGCGGATGAAACCTTCGACGGCGAAATCTGGGCGCTGGCAATCCCAAAAAGCGTCAAAGAGCTTGCAGTTGAAATCACTGCATACACGGAAAAGAACCCGGTGACCGACAAGGTTTCTGAGAGTTTCGGCGGTTACAGTTACTCCCGCGCATCCGGAACGACTGGTGCGCCGACGGGCTGGCAGGGGGCTTTTGCCTCCCGCCTTGCCCCTTATCGGAGGATAAGCGATGACTAACGCAGAGCTAATCGAGAGATTTTCTCAGCCGTGCGTGATGCTGGAAAAAAAGCGCGTCCCTGACGGACTGGGCGGATTTGAAACGAGCTGGACGGACGGCGACGAGTTCGACGCGGCGATTGTCAAAGATCAGAGCTTGCAAGCGCGTGTCGCCGAAAAACAGGGCGTTTCCAGCGTCTACACCATCACGACGGCGCGAGGCGTTGCGCTTGAGTATCACGAGGTTTTCCGCCGCGTTTCTGATGGGGCAATCTTCCGCGTGACGAGCGACTACACCGACAGCAGACCGCCTGACGTGGCGACGTTTGACTTTGAGCAAGTGACGGCTGAGAGGTGGGAGCTTCCGACATGACCGAGACGGCAAAGGCGCTATACAGCTTTTATTCCGGGTTCGGCCTTGACGCGTACCCGGAAAGCAACGTTCCGGAGAACGCGGCTCTCCCATACATCACCTATACCGTCATTGAGCCGGACTGGCGAAACGCTGCAAGCCATCAGGCGCGTGTGTGGTATCGGTCGGAAAGCTACAAGGGCATATGTGCCAAGGTTGACGAGATCACAAAAGCGGTGGGTGAGCTGGTTATGCTTCCGACGGCGAACGGCTATGTCGCCATTCGCCCCGCCGACCCGCTGGTTCAGTATCAGCCCATCGCAAACCCGGAAATCAAAGTCGCGTATCTCAATTTTCAGATCAATTCGTATCAATCGAGGTGATATAAATGGATAAACCTATTACGCCCGTCAGACCGCAGACGTTCGAGAATTTGCAGCTCAACGCGGGCGCTGTTGTCAAAAATTTTAACGTGAGCACCTACACCGATTACAGCACGCTCAAAGAGGCGCTTTTCGCCGCAGTCAAGGACAGCACAAAGGCGTTGGGCGCGACGCGAGGCGGCGGCACGTTTACCGCAACGCCAACCATGCGCAGCATCGAAGCGGACGGCAAGCGGTATGAGTTCAAGGGCAGCACGGTGATTGATGCTTGGGATATCAAGCTGACCGCGACGCTTATGGAGATCACGCCGGATAACTTCACGCTTTCGCTCGGTACGGCCGAGAAGGCCGAGGACAAAACCTTCACAGTCGGGAAAAAGACCACGATCAAGCTGAGAACCAGCATCAAGGATGAAGATTATATCCAGAATCTCGTCTGGTTTGGCGACACATCCAAGGGATTTGTCGCCATCGCGCTTGACAATGCGCTGAACAACACGGGCGTGACGTTGACTTTCAGCGACAAGGGCGAGGGCACAATCCCGGTCGAGTTCCACGCTTATCAGGACACCGTGGAGAACAACGAGTACGCGCCTTGCGCGATCTACTTCTTCGACGAAGCGGCGTAGTAACAACACGCCGAGGGCTTTGCCTTCGGCGCTTTTCTTTTTTGAGGTGAGAAGATGAAACTTTCGGAGATGAACGGCGAAGAACTGTCTGTCTGTCTTTGCAAAATCGCAGAACCGCTTGAGAGGATCGGCTTTGACAAGAAGACAACGGAAACCTTCCAAGAAATCGCCGATTTGAGCAAAAGCGGCATGAACAACATCCAGCAGACCTCTATGATGATCGGAAAATTCGTTCCGCTATTGCTTGGTGATCATCGGGAGGACACGTTCGCGATTCTGGCGGCAATCAACGACAAAACCGTTGAGGAAATCCGCAGTCAGAATGGCATACAGACCATCAAGGAACTGAAAAACGCGCTCACAGATCCCGACCTGATGGATTTTTTTACGTCGTCCGTGCATACGGTCGGAAAGCTGTAACGGCGGCGATTTACAGGCACGGAGCACCGCCGACAACCGCGGCACTCTCCGACCTTTTGGCAGATGACCGCCAAAAGTGGCTGGGCGACGTGTACAGCGCGAAGATGCTTTCCGCCATCTGTCAGGCGATGGGGAACGAACCCGTGAGCTACGAAGAGTTTGTCGGGCTGGTGGAACAGGATAACCGAACAGGTCAGGAGATCATTGACGATCTGATCGCCGAGCACGAGAGAAGAAAAAAAGCAAGAGGGGAGGGGTAAAGCGTGGATTTATTTACGCTTGTAGCCAAGCTCGGGCTAGATTCAAAAGAATACGAGCAGGGCATCAAGGGTGCAAAGCAGAGCTTTTCAAAGCTCGATACGTGGATGGTTGCAAAGGCGCAGCTGATTGCAGACGGCGTAAAGCGAGCGTTTTCGACGATTGCGGACTTCGCCAAGGATGCGATCACTGCCGCCGCCGACGTATCAGCGGAAAAGGCGCAGTTCGCGGCGACCTTTGAAGGCATCGAGGAAGCCGCGAACGGCGTTCTCGCCAGCGTCAGCAATGACACAGGCATCCTTGCAACGCGCTTGCAGCAGGTCGGCACCAAGGCGTTCAGTCAGTTCAAGGGTGCAGGCATTGACGCGGCGGGGGCGCTCTCGATGATGGATGAGTATACCCGCATCGCGGCTGACGCGGCGGCATACTACGACATCAGCCTTGAGGATGCAGACGTGCGCTTGCGCTCTTTCCTGCGTGGCAACACCGAGGCGGGCGACGCTATCGGCCTTTTCACTTCGGAAAGCCAGCGAAACTCTAAGGCCGTCGAGCTGTACGGCACGAAATGGACGAATCTGACCGAAGCGCAGAAACAGAATCTCATGCTCAACGTTGCGCAGGAAATCTATGACCAGAGCGGCGCAACCGGGCAAGCAGCGCGTGAAATGGACGGCTGGGTGAACGTCGTCGGAAACTTGCAGCGCGTATGGAAAGACGTTCTGGCTGTTATTGGCGCTCCGTTTTACGAATCACTAACGCCAGTCGTGCAAAAGCTGAGCGAGTTTCTGTCTGATGAAACTGTGCAGATGCGTCTTGGCATGCTTGCGTCAAGCCTCGGCGATATGGCCGGATATGTCTTTGACGGTGTTATTGATCTGCTGGATGAGCTTCTGGCATGGAGCAGCGGCGAAGAAAAGCCGAGCGACACCGCGCAGGCGCTCTTTGATATTGCCAGCTCGTTTGGCAACATTGCAGGCATGATCTTCACGGGCGTTGTGGACTTCTTGGCGCTGCTTTTCAACGGCTTTGACAAGGAGACAGCCGAAAACGTAGAGGGATTTCTTGAGGATTTCAGCGCCTTTGTTGATGATCCTCTCTTTCAAACGGCAGCGGTTGTTCTTGGCGGCATTGTTACCGCGTGGATGGCCATGAAATCGCCTCTTCTGCTCGTTTCCGGCGTTCTCGCTCTGATTATCACGCACTGGGAAGATATCAAGCGATGGGCGGACAAGGCAAAAACAGCGTTTGCAAACTTTATCAATACGCACGTCCCGGAAGGGTTTATGAGCGGCGTGACAGCGGCGCTTGAAACAATCGCAGGTCTTGTCTCTGGCATTCAATCCGCGTGGAGCGCGTTTGTCGATAGCCTTAATTCCACAAACGCTGAAAAGGGCATTAAATCCATCCAAGAGGGCTGGGAGAGCGGCGGCGTTGCTGGCGCGGCCTCTGCCGCGTGGGATTCCGCGTGGATTAACCCGTCGAACTGGGGAAAGGGTAAGAACTATGGTGCAGGGCGCAGTTTTGCGACCGGCCTTGACTATGTGCCGTATGACAACTTCGTCGCCAAGCTCCACGCCGGAGAAACCGTGCTGAATCGTGCCGATGCGACGGCGTACCGCGCCGGAAACGTCGGCGGTATCAGCGCGGAAAGCATCAGCCAAGCCGTCGCTGTCGCTGTACGCGAAGCGCTGGACGGCGTGGGCGTGTACATGGGCGCGGATAGAGTGGGCGATCTTGTGACGCAGCGCGTGAGCCGCAACATCGCAAAGGGCGCAAGAGCTATGAGGTATGCAAACGTATGATGACGAGATACGCCTGCCGGTTGAACGGCATTGATTTGTCGAGCATCGACCCGGCAATCTATGTGCTTGACGTGAGCACCGTTTCGCCCGTGCGCGATCTTGTGACGACACCGCTTGCAGGGAGAAACGGGCAGCGAATCACGAAGCGCACGACGAACAGCCTGAGCGTCGATGTAAAATTTGAAATCCACGAGCAGAACACCGTTCGCCGCGCCCTCATCGCGGAGAAAGTGACGGAGTGGGCGATTCTCGGCGGCATTCTGACGACGAATGACCGACCCGAAAGGCGGCTGCACGTCATCTGCGAGACCCTGCCGAACTTCTCCGCGTTGCGCTGGACAAACAGCCTGACGGCCACGTTCACGGCTTTTGAAATCCCCTTTTGGGAGAGCGAATACCCGCGAAACGCGACGGTTGACGGGAACGGCGAAGCTCAAATGATTGCGCCGGGCTTTGCGGACGATTCCCGCGTGTGGGCAAGCGTGACCAATGCCGGAACGGGCGCGATCACGACCGTAGACCTGACAGCCGGACAAACCGCGCTGCACTTCTCAGAGCTTGCGCTCCCTTCCGGCTCGGCGCTGGAAGTCGGAACGGACGAGCACGGCGTTTTTTATACGCGAATCGGAAGCGAAAGCGTACTGAGCAAGCGGACAGCAGAATCGAGCGACGAACTGCGGCTTGAAGCAGGGAAGTTTGGCAAGCTGTCCGTCTCCACAGACGGAAAAGCAAAGACAAGATTCGGCGTGAGGGGGTATTACACATGAGCGTAAGGCTTCCGCGCCTGCTTGACGCGCAGCTCCACGAGGTGCGCCGCCTCCATCCCGTTACATTGTCCATCAACGAGCGGCTTGTACCGCCGCATGATGCTTCCATGACGCTTCCTCCCGGCGAGGGAGCGTCTTTCCACGCATGGGTAGAGCTTTATACCATCGACGGCAGCGCGGGATTCTACCGTGTGTCTAGCGCGTCTGAGAGCTATGTCAGCACGGGCGACGTTGACCTAGAGCACAGCGCGGCGATTCTCGGCGACGCGATCATCCCCGGAGAGGGGAAGTACAGTGGAACATGCGCCGAAGTGCTGACGGCGATGCTGGCAAATCAGACGACGCTTATAAACGGTCAAAAGCCTTGGGTTCTTGGCGATTGCGTGAAAAGTTCAAACATCGAATATGCGTATGACTGCAACAACATCCTGTCGGCGATGACAGAAGTGGTCGGCGACGAGAAAGACGGCTATGCGCTCGAATTTGACGATACGCATGGCTTCCCTTGGCGGGTGAACGTTGTACCGGTCGAGACCTCCGCGAGTTGCGAGGGGCGGCTGAGCCGAAACCTTGAAAGCGTCAGCGTCTCGATATCCGATGACGAGTTCTGCACGCGGATTTACTGCAAAAATCTCCCAGAACCGCACTACATCGACGGTTCGACCGTCGGCGTGTGGGGAATTATCACAAAGACGATCACCGCCGGAGAAGGCGTGACCGCTGAGAGCTTGAAAAGCTACATCGTGCGATACCTCGAAGACCATAAAAACCCGCGAAACAGCATTGAGATCAACGGCGTTGATTTGGCGACCGCAACATTATAAAGCCTTGATTCCTTCCGAATCGGCCGGCTTTTCCGGCTTGCGCTCCCTGATTACGGCGTGAAGATGGAAGAGCGAATCCTCGTGCGCAGCATCACCGATGTTTACGGCGACCCGCGCGGCGTAAGGCTGACGCTTGCGAGCAACATCCGCGACACTGCGGAAGACCTCGTGCGGCTGGATAACACCGTTACAGGCGGCTCGTCGCAGAACAGCACCAAAAAGTATATCGGCGGCGGCAAGGGCACCGGCCTGTCGAAAACGTCCGTACTCGATATGCTTAAAAAGACCGATTCCTTCACGAGCGCAACGGAGGCTTGGGTTAAAGAGGCGGGCGTGAAGATCGAGGCGAATCACGCCGATCTATACGCGACGAAGCAAGCAATCACGGGAAATTGGGCGGGAGACGTTGAGACGATTAACGCCTTGATTACCGCATCAAGCGACAACGGCGGTTTGGTTTCAATGCTTGTCGGTCGGCACAACAAGATTGAGGACGTGAACGCCGCCATCTCTGCGACTGCCGCTGGTGGTGGTCTGGTTACGATAAAGGCAGACAACAAAACCGTTACCGATCTAGGCGAGCGCGTCTCAAGTGCGGAAATCAACATTAGCGCGGCAGAAAGCAAAATCGAGCTGAAGGCGGACAAGATCGCGCTGGATGGATATGTTACGATGTCCAAATTTAATGCAGAGATTGCAGAAATCAAAATCACCGACAGTTCATACGTGACAACGGCGGCATTGAATACTAAATCTTTGAGCGCCAACTATGCAGAGATTAGCAGCATAAATATCGGCGGAAAACAGGCGCGCTGGGAAAGCGTGACAGTCGTGACCGGCGTGACCAGAAAAAAACGGTATGCAATGGCTCCGTCAGGCTCGACAAGCATGGAATTTTATGAGTGCTCTGGTGTAAGCACTGACACATTCACACTTTTGATGGCATAGGAGGAAACATGAAAATCAACATACTTCTTCGCAACGTGAACGCGGCGCTTGCCCGTGTCCATGTGCTTGGTGCTGACGCTGAATTGCTTGCAGGAGCGATGCGCTCAATCAATAATTGTGTTGACGCGATTGAAAAGGCTCAGAAGGAGGAAGAAAATGAAAATCACGACGAGCAAGGGCAAGACGCTTGATGTAAACTGGGCGTTCGGCCCGACTGACGAATCTGGAAGTCTGATGATTGAACTCCCTGATAATCGGCTGCTGTCGGAAATTGCCGCCGACTTTGAAGGCAACAGCAAGATCGAAAAGACGGACGAGACGAAACCCGGCGTGACCGAAACCTACGAAGGATTCACAGAACTTGCAACCATCCAGCGCAACAAAAACGGCAGCGTGCTTGTGAAGCTGGTAAAGGAGTGATGACCTTTGAATCTCGGCGTATTCAAGCGCAAAATTGACGTTGACGCTGAAATCCAGATGACCCCGCTAAAGTCGCTGTATGCGTCAGGCGACAAGAACGCGCATATCTTCGAGCTTTCTCTCTATCGAGGCACCGAAGAAATGGACTTGAGCGGTGCAAGCGCTCAGGGCTATTTTATCCGTGCAGACGGGTATACCGTTCCCATCACGGGAGCGATCAGCGGCAATGTCGTGACCCTCACGCTTTCGGATGGCTGCTATTACGTCGTCGGCAACTTTAACCTCATCATTAAAGTTTCCATCGGTGAAAGCCGCAAGTCGGTATTTTGGGGAAACGGCTATGTCGTGCGCAGCATGACAGATGCGATTGTTGACGAGGAAAACGTTATCCCATCGCTCGATGAGCTTCTGGCACAGATTTCCGCCGCAGAATCGGCGGCGAAGGCCGCGAATCAAGCTGCATCGGCGGCAAACTCCGCAGCAACCAGCGCAAGGCAAGCGGCAAGCACGGCTAACACGAACGCATCATCGGCCAACAGTGCGGCAAATGCAGCGAAAGCCGCGGCTACTACTGCCACGGAAGCAGCCGCCAAGATCGACGACATGACCATCACGGCGACCGGCCTTGCGGCTGGCGCTGCACCGACGGCAGAGCTGACCAAGGTGGACGGGCACTACAATATCGTGCTCGGCCTGCCTAAAGGCGATAAAGGCGATCCGGGCGCAACGCCTCAGATCACGGTGCAGGTCAAGACCGGCGAGCCGGGAACGGCGGCCAGCGTCAAGCAGACCGGCACGGCGGAAGCGCCGGTGATCGAACTGACGATCCCACGCGGCGACACGGGGAACATCGGGAGCCTGACGATCAACGGCAAGACCCCGGACAGCGCGGGAAAAGTCGAGCTGACAGCGGCGGACGTTGGGGCGCGTGCTGACGACTGGATGCCGACGGCGGCGGATGTGGGGGCGCTCTCCGGCACGGACGCGACGCTGACGCAAGCGGGAGAGGCTGCGGACGCGCAAAAGGTCGGAGAAGAGCTTAGTCAGCTAACGACCAATGTTAATGCTAAAGTGAATCAATCTGATGCGCTCACGCTGGAGGAAATCCTTGCAAGCACCGATCTGACGAATAAAGTAACTGGTGCGGCAGCTGTCAAAACCATCAAGAACGACATTACATCATTGAAGCAAGGCGGTTTTTACACCGAAAAAAATAAGGGGAATACAATGCCTGCTGACTATGGTGGGTTTATCCGTATTACCGGAAGCAGTTGGCCGGGAAGTTTTGTCAGCGATACTTACTATTTGGGCGTTGCTTCTGACGGAACAGCATATTCGGGCACGCAAATAAATGGCAATAAACAAGTCACTTGGAAGGCTCTATAAGTGGGGTAATGTATGATTAAAATAAAATCTAATGGCGCAGATGAATTTCTGGAGGCAGGTTTTGCGCGCATTAACGATCATGTTATTGAGCTTGGCGGTATCGCCGACGCTCCAACAACAGGCTTTACGACGTGGCGCATGGACGGCGTGACCCGGCTCGGCGATTTCAGCGGCTACACGACCGTTTACCGCACCCTTGACAACGCGGTGCAGCTCTCCGACGACGGCAGTGTGTACGTCGAGCCGGAAATGCCGGAACCGGGAGAGCCACAACCGACGCAAGAGGAGCGCATTAAAGCGCTCGAAGACCAGAACGAAACCCTGCTGCAATGCATCCTCGAAATGAGCGAGATTGTGTATGCTTAACATTTTTGGACGGCTCATTATAATGAGCGGAAAGGAAGAAGATATGATGGCTATGTTATGGGCACAGCAGATTATGCTTGGCAAGAAGACCTATGCGCAGGTTCCGCGCCTGCTCAAGGATAAGGTCAAGGAAGTCCTGAGCGACAGCGGTTGCGAAGACCTCGTGACGGAGTGACACAAGAGCGCTACTTTGAACTTGAGTTAAACGGGGGGAGAGCGTGATGCGTGATATCATTCTGTCGCTTGATCGTTTTGGCGATCAAGCGCTTCTGCTTGGGCGCGTCAGCGAAAATCGCGCGACGCGGGTACTGATCGACATAAAAAGCATATTGAGCCAATATCCGGATGCTATTGCGTCGATCACGGTCAAGCCGCCTGGCCGGGCGGAGTATCCGGCGACGGTGAAGCAAGAGGACGGTATTCTGACGTGGGAGATCACGGACGCGGATATCGGCAATAAAGCCGGAAGCGGGCAAGCCCAAATCACAATCCAAGACGCGGATGGCACAGTCATCAAGACCGCGATTGCCTGTACGCGCATCGGCGAGTCTCTTGGCGACGCAACTGCCCCAGCGCCCGATCCGGTTAAAACATGGATCGACAAAGCAACTGGAACGCTGGCCGACGTTGAGCGTTCTGGTGCTGCGGCACAGACGATTGCCGACGAGGTCAAGCGCAAGCTAGATGCCGGGGAGCTGAAGGGCGAACCGGGTAGAGACGGTGTCGATGGAAAGCCGGGCAAGGATGGAGCCGCCGGAGCTACTGGCGCAACGCCGCAAATCAAAGCGGAAGCTGTGACCGGTGAACCCGGCACTCAAGTAAGTGTCACTCAAAGCGGTACTCCTGAAAATCCCACACTGTCTTTTAAAATCCCCAGAGGCGAACCGGGCAGGGACGGCGCGAAGGGTGAACCGGGCGAACCGGGAAAGGACGCGCCGCAGGAGGCGGTGCTGTATACGGCGCAGACGCTTGATGATGCGCAAAAGGCGCAGGCAAGGGAGAACATCGGGGCGGTAGATGCAGCCCGGCAGAACATCCTTGTGGGCAGCGAGACGGGCAACCCGATTGCCGTTGACGATGTTTTTGCCACACCTCTGCGCGGTCTGACCGTGTACGGAAAAAGCACGCAGGACGGCACGCCCACGCCTGATGCGCCTGTGCCTATCGTAAGCGCCGGTGACGGTGGGAGCGTGGCGGTGAAGGTAACTGGAGCAAATGTTCTGGAGGGAACTAAACCCGGCGTGGAATCGACCGCACAGGGAGCAACTTACACTATTCATGAAAATGGTATTTCAATTACTGGTACGGTCGCCAATCTTTTTACTATATTATTACATGACGATGTGAGGTGCCCTTTAACTCACGGTATTTACTACCTAACGACTAGTGGGCTAAGTCCTTCTGTTTCGCTCAACTTCTATTTCATCGGAAAATATTCCTCTGATGTGCAAAATCAGAAAGTAACTCTCACCAGAGACGTGGAGTTTTCACTCCGTCTGCAAATCGCAAAAGATGCAACATTAAATACCACTGTTCAAGTTTCTTTAACAAGGAACAAAATCACTGCCTACTCCCCTTACCATGAACAGCTCCTCACCCTCCCCACTCCCAACGGCTTACCCGGTATCCCTGTCCAAGCTGGTGGCAACTACACCGACCCGCAGGGTCAGCAGTGGGTTTGCGACGAGGTGGACTTGGAGAGAGGGGTGAAGGTGCAGAGGGTTGATAAAACGGCTTTCGACACCACAAAAACGTTGGCTGAACAAAATGCAATACTCGCCACCCCCATCGAAACCCCGCTCACCCCGGCTGAACTCGCCGCCTACAAAGCGCTGACTACCTACGCGCCCGACACCGTGGTGCAAGCGAGCGACGGCGCGGGGTTGAAACTGAACTATCAAAGAGACGTGAACATCGTGATCAAAAATCTTGAAGACGCGATTGCGTCTATGACTGCAACCTAAGGGAGGAAAAGCATATGGCAGTCAAAAGTAAAGCCCGGCACGACCTGACTCTGCGTTCTATCAAGCGTGAGATCGCCGCCGGACGCGACGTGGCGTACTGGCTGGACAAGGCGTACACCCATCTGGACAGCGGTCTGCTGACAGAGGATGATATCGAGGAAGTTGAAGCCCTTGCGCAGGCATATTATGACGCGCTGGACGCGGTGGAGAAAGAAGAAGCTGACGACGGCCTTTCAATCGTCTAAGGAGGCTGCGGCGGAGGTTGCGGAGTAATTCTGCTAAAGGACGCTATTGTCAACTAACTTGATTCTCAAATGTGGCGCTTTTTGTGCGCTTTTGAGAGCCAAGTTAAACATTTCGGCACAAAAAAGTTTGACTTGACCGAGAAGGGAGGCGGTCACAATGATTCGGGCGGAAGAAGCCATCCGCGCGGCGCGGGAGCTGATCGGGACAAGCTACGAAACGCTGGACTGTATCAACCTCATCAAGAAGGTCATCCGCACAGCGCCGGGCGGCGACAAGCGCTACACGACGGCGGGGACGAACGAGCTTTGGAACAGCTTTGACAGTGCGCCGAAGTATCGCCATTTGATCTGGCGGCAGGCGGGCATTTCCGGCGCGAAGCCGGGGATGCTGGCGTTCATGGGCGTTGGCACGGGCGACGTGAATCACACCGGGATGGTGACGGAGCGGGGCACGGTCATTCACAGCAGCAAGAGCCGGGGCGGCGTGGTCGAAACCGCGCTGACGGCGAAGGCAGGATGGAACGGGCTGGGGGCGCATCGGATGATTGAGGTGGACTATCCGGAAGGAGGAAAAACGGAAGTGAGCGAAGCGGAAAAGATTTTTGGCAACGCGACGGTGAACATCACCAGCGGATATCTCAACATCCGTGAGGGTGCAAGTACGAGGTCAAAGATCATCGCCAAAGCCGCAAACGGCGCGCGGGTGAACATCATCCGCGAGGCGGGCGGCACGGGCTGGGTCTTCGGCGCGTTGGAAAACGGCGTGGCGGGGTATATGTCCAGCGAGTATCTGGTCGAGGATGCACCGGAAAGTGGAGATCAGGGCGAGACGGGCGGCGAAGCGCCGACCACAACAACCCTGCGCAGGAACGACGGCGTGTATATCACGCTGGGCGGCGCGTGGGCACTTGCGGAGGATTGACCGATGACTCTACAAAAGCTGCTGGACGTCTTGCAAGCGGCTGTCACGACGCACAGCACGCTGACGCTCGTGCTAGTGTATATCACGCTCAACTTGATCGAGATTTCGCCGGTCAAGGTGCATCCGCTGTCATGGATGTTTCGCGGACTGCGAAAGGCGCTTGTCGGCTCGCTCGAAGAGCGCATGAGCAGGATTGAGGCAAAAAACGACCTCGAATTTGCCAAAATCTCACGCGCCAGAATCCAGCGGTTTTCTGACGAGTGTTACAATAGCGTCAAGCACAGCAAGGAGCACTTTGAACAAATCTTTGACGATGTAAAATCATACGAAATATACTGTAAAGCCCATCCAGAGTTTGAAAACCACAAGACGGTTGAAGCCGTTGAAATCATCAAAAACGCTTATCACAAGTGTTTGCAGGAGCGTAAATTTTTATGACGTTGCCCGGTAAAGGCCGGGCAGAAAGTGAGGCTATTTATGTCTAGTATCGACCTGACCCCCATCTTTCAGGCGCTTATCGTCCTCGTGGCCGCGCTGATTACGCGGTATGTCGTCCCGTGGATCAAGGCCAAGACGACGCTTGACCAGCGCCGTGAAATCCGCGACCTCGTGTCTATCCTTGTTTTCGCCGCCGAGAAGTTGTACACCGGCTCCGGGCGCGGTGAAGAGAAGCTGGCGTGGGTAAAGGAGCGGCTTGACGCGCACGGATATAAGTTGGATACAGATGAGCTTGTCGAGTTGGTGAACGCTGAGATTGCAAAGTTGGAGAGCACCGCGCCCGTAGTGGTAGAGGAGGCAAGCGTGTAAAAGGAGGCGGTTTCCCGTGCGCCTTGATTTTGATAGGCGCACTAAAGAGGAGATCGCCCGCCGCTGCGGCTTTGACGTTCACGTTCGGCTGGGGCAGGTCTTTGACCTGCTCTGGCGTGGTTACAGCATCGTGCAGATCAGCATGACACTGGGCATGTCGCCCGCAACTGTCAGCCGCAGCATTCGCGAGATTAAAAAACGGATGTCTGCATCTATATATACAGATGATAACACCCCGGCCTGATGGCCGGGGATTTTTTTGTTTATGTCGTCTTTTTGCTGTCTTTCATTTTTGCCCTCGCTTCTTCAATAAGCGGCTTGTGGTATTTTTCTTCCGCCTCTTCTCGGACAGCTATCGCGTCAGACAAAAGACTGTAATTGCCGATGATTTTCTTCTCGCCGTTTACGCCAATCGACACGCCCCAGCCCTTTTTTCTTCTGTTCCAGAATACGCCTTTTCGCCCGGATTTGTTGTTTTTTGAGATTCCTCTCGTCAGCGTGTAAAGGTTGGAGTGTTCCACGTCGCCCAAATGCATGCGCCTGTGCATCTCTTCCAGCGTGTCGGCGTTTATACACCCGCATGATACAGCGCGTCCGCGTTTGAGGTCGGTACCGCTTGCCAAACGCTCCTTTCCGCAATCACAGACGCAGCGGTATAACAGATTTCCCGTTTTGCCGCCATTGCATGATTTGGTATCCATTCGCTCGACGACTGTCAGCCGTCCAAATCTCTTACCGATAAGCTCCTGCTCAAGCATCCTGCCGCCACGCTTACAGCCGCACGACACGACCGCACCTCTTACCAGCTTTGACGCAACCGCGCTGATCTCTTTTCCACAGTCGCATCTGCATATATATCTGACACTACCCGATTTCTGTTCGTCTCGCCGCAAAACGGTCAAAAAACCGAAACGTTTACCCGTCAAATCCGGCAGTCTATTTTGACAGCCGCAGGATGTTGTTTGTCCGCTACGCAGATTGTAAAGCCTATATTGCTTCACGGTGCCGCAAAGCAGGCATTTTGCCTCACACACCGGGATTGTTCGGTTCGGCTTTCCCGGTATCGGATAAGGTATACGCCACTCTCGGATTACCTCAAGATTGCCATAACGAGCCCCCACAGAATCGCCTCCCTCATCTCTCTGTATAATGATATTAGCGCAAGTGTTAAGCAAAGTCAATAGTGCTTTCTTCAAAAATGATTTATAAAATAATTGACAAATAAATTAAAATGATTTATAATGTACTTGTAAGGAACAAAGAGAACAACCCGAGACAGGAGGAAAGAATAATGAAGAAGCTTAGAATGAAAGATGTCATCACCCGCGAAGGCTATGAGTGCCTGACCGCCGAGGAGCGCCGTGCGCAGCTCAAGATTGAGCAAGCCAAGGAGTGCAGCGGCTGGCGCCGCTTCCCCAGCACTTGTAGCGCGTTAGTTGAGCGCATTCCCGCCGACTGGTGGGACAAGTACAGCGCCGAGCACATCGGCGAGGTCATGCGTCTGCTGAAAGCCGCCTACGACGACGGGCGGCAGTACCCTAGCCCGGACGAGTGGCAGCGCCGGAAGGATGATTAAAAAATGAAGTATTACCTTGAACTCACCGTGCGCCGAGAAGACCCCATGACGCACTACACCAGCGAGGATTTTATCGACCTCAGTTGCCCCTGGGTTGATATCGAGCCCGCGCTCATGTCTGACAAGTGGGCAAAAGCCCGCCTCATCAGCGAGTATTTGTCAGGTTTTGACCCCGCGACGCCTGCCCCGCGTCGTTGGTACGAAACCGCCAGCGAGAGAGACGAGAACAACGAATCTTATACGTTGCTCGTGTACCCCGTTGAAGGGGAAGAAGAAAACGCTGATCGGATTGATTGGGATACCGTCGTCGCGGGCGCGTCTATGGACGCTTGGGATATTTGGGAGGAGAAAAAGCATGAACATTAAAGAGCTGCGCATCCTGCGCGGATTGAGCCAGAAAGAGCTTGCAGATAAGATGGGTATATCCGCTCAGCAGCTCAACAACTACGAGAGCGGCCAGCGCAACCCCGGCAACAAGATTCTGCCCGCGCTGGCGGACGCGCTGGGCTTTTCAGCGGCATACCTGCGGGGCGACGCGCAGCGATTGGCTGTCTATGACTGGGAAACTGGGCGTACGGAGGCGCTGCCCATCATGGCCGAGACGGTGATCGACAATTACGGCATTTTCTACCTCGTCGAGCACCCGGACGTGGGAATGATGGCAGTGATACAGTCTGAGGGAGTACAGTTTACCCTCTCGAGATGGAGTGATTATCCGCCGATGACCGTCGATGAGATCTGCGCTGCGCGCTGGGTTGACGCGCGTGGTGAAGACGCGATAATGTATAGGGGCTTACCGCGTATCCTCGTCGGCGGAGAATTCGGATGGAGGTAAGCGGATGAGCGATGTTCTGTCGCCCCGAATTTGTCCGATTTGCGGCTTGCCCGTGCCGAAGGGGCGGCTGATCTATTGCAGCGAAGACTGCATGAACAAGGCGGAGCGGCGCAAAGATTATAGCCGCAAGGGGCAAAAAGACCGACCCCCACCGTTCAGGCTGCTGACCTGTCCCGTTTGTGGCAAAGTCAGCGAACGCCCGATAAAGTCAAAGCTTTGCGAGACATGTCAGCGCGAAAAGGATAAGGCGAACAATGCCGCGTATCGCGCCCGGGCAAAAGCAGGCACATCCAGGCGTCTGGGCGAATCGTATCCGTGCTTGAGCTGCGGAGAGCTTTATACCCTGACCAGCGGCAAGCAACGCTATTGCCCGCGCTGTGCTGCCGCCGAAACAACAAAAAATATTCAAGCGCACAAACGGGCTTATAACGCAAAAAAGCGTGAAGAAGACCCAAGCTATTTTATAAACCTCAACAAAGCTCGTCCCCCAAAGGATACTATACGGATCTGTCCTGTCTGCGGAAACTCTTTTGCTGCGTCTTTTTATCATCGCATCTATTGCAGTGAAGAATGCCGCCGAAAGAAAAAATCTGAAAGTCAGAAATGACAAAAACCTGATATAAACAAGACGTGCATCTGATAGGTGCACGTCCCAGACTGTCGACAAAAAGGGTACTTTCGGAATC